ATACGGACTTCAAGTCAGTAGAGCTATTGAACAAGAATGGTTTAATTACGGCGGCGGTGGTTCTAATAGATATGCTTCTAACTGGAACAACTTTCATAATTTAAGATTATATGCTAGAGGAGAACAAAGTGTTCAAAAATACAAAGATGAGTTAGCTATTAACGGCGATCTATCTTATCTTAATTTAGATTGGAAGCCTGTGCCTATACTTTCAAAGTTTTCAAATATAGTTGCAAACGGCATTACTCAAAAGCAATATGATATTACATCGTATGCGCAAGACCCCGAATCGTTAAAAAGAAGAACAGAATATGCTTCAAATATTTTGTTTGATATGAATACTCAGAAAGAGCAAGCTATGGCATCTGAGTTAACCAATGTATCCTACAAAAAATCTGCAATACCTAACGGAGAACTACCTGAAACTTTAGAGGAAAGAGATCTCCACATGCAACTAAGTTACAAGCAAGCTATAGAAATAGCGGAGGAAGAAGCAATTAACACTGTATTAGCTACTAACGAATTTGATTTAACTAAAGCAAGAGTTAATCAGGATTTGGTTAATATAGGAATAGGTATAACTAAAACATCTTTTAATCCAGCGGAAGGCATAGTTGTTAAGTATGTTGATCCAGCATATTGTGTTTGGTCTTACACTGAAGACCCTAACTTCGATGATATATATTATGTAGGTGAGGTTAAATCAATAACTATACCTGAACTTAAGAAAGAGTTTCCTCACATTTCCGATGAGGAATTAGAAAGAATTCAAAAATCCCCAGGTAACCGTAGACTTATACGAGGTTTTGAAAACTACGATTACAATACTGTTCAAGTAATGTATTTTGAATACAAGACTTATACAGACCAAGTATTTAAAATAAAGAAAACCGATAATGGATTAGAAAAAGCTATTGAAAAAACAGATGCGTTTAATCCGCCGGCAAATGATAACTTTGATAGAGTATCAAGATCAATTGAAGTTTTATACGAAGGCGCCAAGGTTGTAGGCTCAGATATGATGCTTAAGTGGGAAATGTCTGAAAATATGACAAGACCTATGGCTGATACAACTCGTGTTGAAATGAGTTATTCAATGGCTGCGCCTAGAATGTATAAAGGAGTTATACAATCGCTTATAAGCAAATGTATAGGCTTTGCCGATGTAATACAACTAACTCATTTAAAAATACAGCAAGTGTTATCTAGAATGGTTCCTGATGGAATATTTTTAGATATGGACGGTTTGGCTGAAGTAGATTTGGGTAACGGAACAAATTACAACCCAGCGGAAGCATTGAATATGTATTTTCAAACAGGTTCCGTTGTAGGTAGATCGCTTACTCAAGAGGGTGATATGAATAGAGGCAAAGTACCTATTCAAGAATTATCATCATCGAGCGGTATAGGCAAAATACAAGCACTCATAACCGCGTACAACTATAACATGCAAATGATTAGAGATGTAACTGGTTTAAATGAAGCGCGTGATGGGGGAATGCCTGACGCAAATGCTTTAGTAGGTTTACAGAAAATGGCGGCTAATGCGTCTAACACTGCTACAAAACATATTCAAGATGCTAGTATTTATTTAGCGTTAAGCACATGCGAGAACATCTCACTAAAGATTGCTGATGTTTTAAACTTCCCACTAACTAAGAACTCTTTAATGAATAGCGTATCTACTTTCAACGTAGAAACGTTAAAAGAAATTGAAAAGCTTAATCTGCATGACTTTGGTATATTCTTAGAAATGGAGCCAGATGACGAGGAAAAAGCAGAGCTGCAAAAGAATGTTCAAATAGCTTTGCAAACAAAAGAAATAGATATTGAGGACGCTATTGATATTAACGAAATAAGAAACTTGAAGCTAGCTAATCAAATGCTTAAATTGAAGCGTAAGAAAAAGCAAGAAAGAGAGCAAGCCTTAGTACAACAGAACATTCAGGCACAAGCTCAAGCTAATGCAGAATCTTCTGAAAAAGCAGCTATGGCTGAAGTGCAAAAGCAACAAGCACTTACAGCAGAAAAAGTTGCAATAGAACAGGCTAAATCTAATTTCGAAATGCAGAGAATGCAAACAGAAGCTCAAATTAAAAAAGAATTAATGGCTACAGAGTTTGAGTATAACATGCAATTAGCTCAAGCTAATGTCGCGGCTACACAACAAAAAGAAAAAGAAATTGAAGATCGTAAAGATAAAAGAATAGAAAAAGAAGGAACTCAACAAAGCGAATTAATACAACAAAGACAAACGCAGGGAATGCCTAAGAATTTTGAATCTCAAGGCAATGATGTAATGGGAGGATTTGATTTATCATCGTTTGACCCCTCGTAAATAAGTATTTAATAATTATATAATATCATATCATGAGTGAACAAGTAAAAACAGAAGGATCTTTTAAGATCAAATCTAAACCAAAATTAACTGAAGAACAAATAGCAGCTAAAAACAAAGAGCCGCTTATAGATGTTCCAAGTAATGTAACTAGAGTAGTAATTCCTAAAGAAGAAAAAGATGCCGTTCAAAAGCCAAGCGCAGAGAAAGTGGATGTGGATGAATCTACCGAAGATGGCCCAACGATGGTCGAAGGAACATCCGAACCAGTCATTAAAGAAGTTACCGAAGAAAGTAAAAAAGAAGAAAAAGTAATCGCGCAGCCTGTGCAACCAGACTTACCTGATAACATCGTAAAGCTAGTCGATTTTATGAGGGAAACCGGAGGTACAATGCAAGACTACTTAAGATTAAACACTAACTATGACGATGTAGATCGAGATGTGTTAGTGAAAGAATATTATAAAAACACTAAATCTCATTTAAGCGCAGAAGAAATTGACTTTATGATTGAAGACAATTTTGCGTTTGATGAAGAATTAGATGAGGAGCGAGACATCCGTAGAAAAAAACTCGCATATAAAGAAGAGGTTGCAAAAGCTCGCACGTTTTTAGAAGATACAAAAGCAAAGTATTATGATGACATCAAGTTGAAGTCGCCATCTTTGCCGGAAGATCAACAAAAAGCAGCGGACTTTTTTAATCGTTATAAAGAGGATCAGGACAGAAACGCAGCTAATCACGAAAAGTTTAAAGCCAATACTAATGAATTACTTAATGAAAATTTCGAAGGTTTCGATTTCACTTTAGGTGATAAAAAATTTAGATATGGAATACAAAACCCTTCGCAGGTAGCAGAAAAACAATCGGACATTAGTAATTTCATAGGGAAGTTCCTTGGAAAAGATGGTACGATCGCAGATACGGAAGGGTATCACAAAGCATTGTATGCAGGTGCAAACGCAGATAAAATGGCGAATCACTTTTACGAACAGGGCAAAGCAGATGCTATTAGAGATGTTGTAAACAAATCTAATAACACTTCAACAAGTGCTAGGAAAGCAGCACCTGTTGACAGCGCAAGGTTTGGAGCATACAAAGTTAAATCAGTTTCTGGAGCGGACTCATCAAAATTGAAAATTAAAAAGTTTAATAACTAAAAACTATGAGTTTATTACCACAATTTGGGAGTTTAATCCCATCACAAACGCCGCAATTACTTGCGTCAAACTATTTACAATGGAATAACAACGGCGGAGGCGGCGGAGTTCCTAACAACTTTGCTGATTTTGCTCAGCAGTATTTACCAGAAATTTATGAAGCAGAAGTAGAGCGTTACGGAAACCGTACGTTATCTGGATTCTTAAAAATGGT